ATGGGTACAGGTCTGCGCCAAGTTATCAACTCACTGGTGTCTGCCGTTAAGGCAATCGGCAAGAAGAACTCAGTGCTTGACAATCTTGGAATTAAAAAGGAAGAGATGGTTGACACTAACGGAAATCTCAAATCCATGACGGACATAATGGGAGTGTTGCAGAAGCACACCGAGTCAATGGACAAGACTCAAAAGAACGCCGTTTTCAACAGTCTGTTTGGAACAACTGGACAACAGGCGGGAATGATTCTTGCCGAGAATTCTCAAAGGTTAGGTGAACTTACTCAAAGGACACAGGAAGCAGCAGACAAGGGCAAGTACGTACAGACACTGTCGGAAAAGAACTCGGAAACTGCTCAGGCCAACAATGAAAAGTTCAAGAAGGCATGGGAAGATCTTGAAATCAAATTCGGTGCTGAATTGCTTCCGTACATGACTGAGGCAACCAAGGAATTAGGAGAGTTATTCGGGCAGAAGGATTTTCAGAAAGATGTCAAGGTCATGGCTGATGGTGCGGGGTCCGTTGCTAGAAAACTGTTGACTGTTGCTGAAATTGCACTCAAGTATCGTGATGTAATTCTCGATGTAGCTACTATACTAGGCAAGATATGGGTTGCTGACAAAATTATAAATTTCACGCTCAAGCTGAAGGAACTGGCCACCGTTTTTGGCGGATTCGGGTCTAAGGTTGCAGAAGAGCAGGCAGAGGTAAAGGCGCTCACTCTTGAGTATCAATCTCTTGCCGAGGCGAAGACGCTCGCAAGTAATTCCTATGTCGGTGTTGGAAGTTCTGCAGCAGGTGCTGAGAAAAAAATGTCAAAACCAGTTCAAAGCACGAAAATAGCTGAAGGAGTCGAAGAAGGAATTGCAACATCTGGTGCGGTGGAAAAAGGTGTAACGAAAAGTGTTGCTGCTGCCGGAAGGAGCGCCAAGCTTGCTGGATTTGTTTCGAGATTTGGGACTAAATTAATTGGGATTGCCGGTGCAGCCATTGCATTATTCAATGTAGAAAATGATATCTCCGAAGCTATCAAGACAGGCTCTGAATCTTCCAAAGTAAAAGCTGCTGCAAATGCTGTTGGCACTGCTATCGGAGCGGGTGTTGGTTTTGCCACTGGCGGACCCATGGGGGCAGCTTTAGGCTCTTCCATAGGGAATATGCTTGGCAGCACGTCCATAGCGCAGAAAATCGTCAAGGGACTCAACAATGCAGTTAAGAAAGCTGCAAAGGAGCATCAGAAACAGATTGCTGAAACCGGCTATGTCACTATGTATGACGGAACCACGGTCAAGGTTGGCAAGGTCAAGGTTGAAAAGAGCTCACTTACCAAAGCGCAGAAGAGCGTGTCTGATGATATCCGGAAGTCAATGGACAAGGCGGACCTGTCGGTAATCAAGATGTCGGTTCAGTCTGATGACAAGAGTCTGAACAAAGCCAAGGCTACGCTTGAAGGTTTCTATGCCTCTGTCGCTCGTACTGCTGAAAGGCAGTCGAAAAAGAGGGCGGATGCTGAAAAACGTGCAGTTGAGCAGATGTACAAGCAGCACCAAATCAGCAAAAAACAGTATGAAGAGTATATCAAGGGAATCGATGATGCCGACAAGAAGCGACAGTCCAGTCAGAAGAAGACATATGACAGTCTTATAAAGGCAACAAACAAGTATAACGAAGACCTTAAAACGGCCACTGCCAACGGGCAGGGCAACGTAAACAGGATTACGTACACCTATAACAAGAAACGTGAGAAACTGGCAAAGGATGAAGCTGAAACTATCAAAGGGGTCAGAGAATCCGGTTATGTCCAGATAAAGGGCAGAACTTACACTGGTGAGGAAGCCGTAAGAAAGGTACAGGAGCAGTTCAAGGCAAAACGTGAGAAGCTTGCCCGGTCTGAGAAGAAGGAACAGGCTGAAATTGCCAGGAATACGGCCAATGAAAAGAAAAAAATTACTGAAAAGTACAATAAGGAGCGATTGAGCAAGCTGCAGTCATTGTCTAAGTCGATTGCTAAGGAAATGGGTACAAGTTCCAGGCAGCAGAAGGAAATTCTCGATAAACTACGCAAGGACAAGGACAGAATAAGCGATAACGAAGCACGGAATCTGATTAATAAATCGGCCCGCGAAACTAAAAAGCTAATTGAGCATGCTGAGAAAACGCGCAAGGAAACTGTTGCCAAGGCGCAGCAGACCTATAAAGGCAAAGTGGAACAGTACAGGAGAATGAACAAGGACATTCCAGGCTACACCAAGGATATGATGAACAAGGATATCGCCAATGCCAAATCGGAGCGTGACACTACTGTCAGCGTTGCCAATGAGGCAAAGAACAAGATTGTCGGAAGCGCCAAGGCCAAGCACAATCAAGTTGTAGATGAAGCCAGAAAGCAGAACAAGTCTGTAAGTCAGAATATTGTAGCTGAAGGCAACAACGGCATCAAATCATATAATGCCTGGGGTGCCGCTGTTCACAACACTCTGAAGTTCCTGTCTGATGCATGGTCATCTGTCGTACATGCATTCGGTGGGGCGTACAAGGGAAATGTTGGATCATACAGACCAGCGGCAAGAATCAGTTCCTATGCCAACGGTGGTGTTGCACGTACCGGCCTTGCCCTGGTTGGAGAAGCCGGTCCCGAGCTGGTCTACACGCCCTGGAGCAAGTCCGCCAGAATTGTCGGCAGACACGGAGCTGAAGTTGCACCGCTCAATCAAGGCGAACAGGTGCTGAATGCACGTGACACAGCAAGAGTGATGGCCGGCAGTTATTCCGGCACTCTTCCGGGCTATGCCACGGGTACGTTCTCACTGTCCGGCTTTATCGGAGGCATTAAGGACAAGGCACTGGACATTGCCGACAGCGTGCTTGACGTCTTGAAGAAACCGGTCGAATGGATTGCCAGGGGATTCAGTCACTGGCCAAGCGTTCAGGCGTTCAGTTTCACTCACACAACATTGATGGATCAGACAAGGAACCTGGCCAAAAATTCACTGACAAATCCGGTAACACAGGCCTTCAAGAAGCTGCTGAAGAGTTATGATGGCAGTGGCACAAATCCGGGCGGGTATGGTGTAAAGAGATGGGAACCCTATGTCAAGAAGGCGCTGGCTAAGTTGGGACTCTCCACAAGCAGTGCCATGGTAAGCAAGGTGCTCAGACAAATCAATACGGAATCCGGCGGCAACCCACTTGCTAAGCAAGCAGGTTCTGACCCTGACGGTGACGGTTCGGGACCAGCTTTGGGGTTAATGCAGACTAAACGTGCTACATTCAACGCTTATAAGCTCGCAGGTCATAATAACATTTGGAACGGTTACGATGATATTTTGGCTGGTTTAAACTACGCCAAACATAGATATGGCTCAAGTTTGTCATTCTTAGGAAAAGGGCATGGCTATTCTAACGGTGGCTTGATTACTAAGCATGGACTATACGAAGTAGCTGAAAACAACTATCCTGAAATGATAATTCCAATGGACTTATCAAAACGCTCACGTGCTTATCAATTAATGGGTCAAGTTATGAGCAACTTTGCAAAAGACGGTGATGCAAGCAATATTGCTACAGTTTCAACCGACACTTCAGCAATTGAAGCTAAAATGGACAAGATGATGACTATGTTTGGTCAAATGATTGGCTTGTCGGCTCAACAAATTAAAGCTACTAAAGATAGTGCTTTTGATAAGCAAACATTATATACTCAACAGGCTTTGGATCAGCAATTAGCCAGTTTCCAAAGCTTTTAATTTAGAAAAAGGGGGGGTAAGAAATGATTTCAAAAAAACGTCCTAAATTATGGGTTAAGTTTAAACCGGATATAGGCGTGGAAGAAGATGAAATTGATATTGAAACGATTGCACCTAATTTCTACTTTTTAGGCGACCAAGAAAATCCCAGTCTAACAAGCACATATTTATCTGATACTATGTACGATGGTCAAACGTTCGTTCATGCTCAATATCAACCAACAACAATTACTGCTAACTTTTATTTGCGGTTTAAAGATTGGTATGGCTTTAGACTAGCAAAACATGATATCGTACGCTTCTTTGGCAGAAAGGGTGTCTATCGCATTCGCACGGATACGCATCGGGGGATGGTGAGATATGTACGGACAAACACGTTTGACATCAGTCCGGCTGAAACAGAAGCTAAATATTCATTATTTTCAATCGGATTCACAAATTACTGCGGCTTAGGCTACAGCTTGGGTACGTCAAGCGACCTTAAAACTTATGATAGTGAACTATGGCAGATGGGCATGAATTTGCCTAACATGGAAGATATTCCATATGAGTTTTCTGATTATGACGGATTGAATACTTTCAAAATCTACAATCCTAGTGATGTAGTTATCGACCCATACTACCAACAGAGCGAGCTAAAAATCACTATGAATGTAGGAGTTAATTCACTGGTTGAACTAGATAACTTAACCACGGGCGATACGTATACAGTTAAAACAGGGAATGTTAGCACCAACAAGATTGTAATCGATGGTATTGAGACAACGATAAACGGCGTTGCTAGTACGTCTGCCACTAATTACGGTGTGATAACGCTTGTTCAAGGTTGGAATCAATTCAGAGTTACAAGTAGTTATAAACCTGTAACATCAATTGCCTTTGATTTCCCATTTGTATACTTGCCAAGTTAACAGAAAAGGAGCGACGACATGCAAGTTTATATATCAGATAAAGCAAAACAATATAAAGAAATTATAAATTGCGCATTGTGGTCAACCTTTTACATCACTTGGGGATTAAACACATTGTGGGCGCTACATGTCACTTTATATAATGATGGGTCGATTGCGTACAACTTAGCGGGAATCGAGGGCTCTGTTTTCTTCGACGGTCAAGAATATATCGTCAAACAATGTGCAACTGATTACAGCAATGGCGTTGAAACTAAAGAACTTACCTGCACACACGTTTATAATCAGCTATCACAGCTTTACAATACTAATGCTAAAACAGGCACGTTGACATACACAATTCAAAACGTGTTAGATAATTATCTAAAGAACAACTCTTTGGGATTTAGTTATCAAGTCGTCGGCACTTTTGATAAACAGCAGATCACCGATTTAGGAAATAACTCCGGCATGGATATGCTAACGCAAATTGTTTCAACTTGGCCTGATGCTGTGATTTATCCTGACAACAAAAATATAAAAGTCTTTTCTAGTGCTGAGTTTTACAAAAGCTATGGCAACAGGATTGATTACGAACGTAACGCCAGCGAAGTTAAATTAACTACTGATAGCACAACGCTTCTTAACTCAGTTACTGTATCAGGCAAGGTCAAAGATGACGGTAGTTACTACTTTAGCCCTTTTGTTGTTGAAAACAGCGAATCTATTCAAAAATGGGGCAGATATTCAGGCTATCTTAGTGATGAACGTTTTACAACCGCTGCTAACATGAAGACGTATGCTGAATCGCAACTAGTTACTGAACCTGTAACCAGCGTTGAAGTAAGCTTGAATACAAATGAAAAACCAATTGCAGGCGAAATTAGACGCTTGCAAGTTAATCAAGACTTTGCAACTAACGTAAAACTCGTGGGGTATACATGGTATCCTATTCATCCAGCTACAGCGTCTACTTTTAGTTTTAACAACATACCTACGAGTATTCTCAATACACAGACTAATTTGTCGAAAAGTTTGAAGACACTAACCAATAACAATTTGACTTTAACACGTCATATTAGCGTGTTAAATGCAGGCTTATCAACAGTTACATCGCAAGCATCATCTCTTGCCAAGCAAGCAACATCTCTCGCGAGTGAAACAGAAACACTCGCTAAACGCATTTCAGCACTTGAAAACAGCAATACAATGAGTTGGAGCAGCGGGTCTAAGTTTGTTGATTTATCAAGCAACAACGGCAGCCAAGCGCAGTCATGGTATAGCAACCTTTATAGTGCTGGCGTTCGTGGTGCAATCATCAAATTAACTCAAGGTTCGGCTGATGGTGATGCTTATGTCAATCCGATTTTCAGCAACCAAAAAACGCTATGTGGCAATGCTGGAATTAAGTTCATCGGTGCATATCACTATTTAAGATGTACAAGCGTAGCTGATGCACAAGCTGAAGCTAAATGGTTCTTGCAGTATTTGCAATCAAACAATATCGCTAAGACGGCAATCGTAGCTTGTGATATTGAAGATAGTGCATTAAGCACAGATAAAACAACACTTACAAGTGAACTGACAGCATTTTACAAAGTGTTAACTGATGCGGGCTATACGAACACTTGCGACTATGCTAGCGCCAGTTGGTTTAGCTCGCGTTTTGGCCACGTTGCAAAGTACAGCTGGATTGCAAGCTGGGGCGCCTCCACGGCTCCTGATGGGGCTGATGCATGGCAGTATACAGATAAATTTAGCAGATTGTCGCTTGATTGCAGTTACAGTTATAATCAAGCGTTTATCTAGAAAGGAGAATTATATGTTTGAAAACGAAGGCGAAACCTTACAAGGTTCACAATATCGTGCTCACCTCGACCGCAATTGGAACGAGGGCAACAAGCTTTTTAAGCAGTTGCAAACGCAAATTAGCAAGCTGCCATCAAACCAAAGCACAACAGTCGCTAATGCAGAAGTAACTAATGCTCATACAGCGTTAGATGGAACAACATATACTAGCTTAGCAACACGACTAGACGCGATTGATACGCGTTTCAGTGATTTGAATGTTGGCGGTCGAAACTTGCTTAAACATACAGATTGGTCATCTTACAATGTAAGCAACATGACTAAAGTGACTGAAGATGGCTATACATGTCTTAAAACGTCGTCAACAACTAGTAACATAATTTTCGGCACATTAGAAGCTAACACGCAGTACACGTATAGCGCTTGGATTAAGCTCGAAACTGGTGCTGAAGGTAAATTGGCTTTTACAAATTTTGGACACTTCTTTGTGGACAAAAATGCATCAAGTAACGCAAACAAAAAACATGAAGATGTAGCAAGTAAGCGAGTGTATCGCGATGTTGCTGTTAAAAAAGGCGTTTGGACTAAAATTTGGGTTACTTTTACTACGAATAATTTGGCAGGCAGCACTTTTGGGGTGTATCCAGCTTTCTTAAACAGCACAGTAGTATACATTCGCAATTGCAAGCTTGAAAAAGGTAACATTGCGACTGATTGGACACCAGCACCCGAAGACGTGCAAGAACAAATCGACGCACACAATACAGCAATTATGACAAATGCAATTGGAAGTGAAAATCTCTTGCAAACCGCTACAGACGACGTTAAAACGTTAACATATTCTCACACGAGTTATTTAGATATGTGTTATGAAGTGCTAGATAAGCTTTCAGCAGGTAACTATGTTGTTAGTTTTGAAGCAAAGAGTACAGTTGCTGGTGATGTAGTAGACTTCTACACATACGATGGCTCTCATACAAATATTATTAAAAGCTCAAATTTGTATGTCGATGGTGTTGAAAAAGAACCGATGCAAAATTATATCGACGGATATCATAAGCTGACACTTAGCTCAAGTTATGTAAAATATGCATCTGTATTATATGTTACAGATACACCAAACAATTTCAAAGTTTTGATACGTGCTGAAGCAAATAGTGGGTCAGGAACAGTCTCAATTCGTAATGTGCAATTGCAAAGAGGCTCAATTCCCACGGCTTGGCAGGCACCAACGCGCATGATAAAGCAAAGCTCAGCAGTATCAGTGCTGAACGGAGCCAAAATTGCAAACGGAGCAGGCTCAGTTGATACTTATCGTTCGGGTGATCATGCTATTTTGATTTGGAATCGAGAGGTTACAATCCCAAAGCTTGCTAAAAATACAACACTGTATTTTGCGTCAGCGTCAATTCCATCAATAGAAGGATTAACGAATACTCATTTTATCGATAACCAATGGTTCACCTATACAGCCAATGGCACGTGGGGGAAGCTAGTCGTTGATCTTAATGGCACATCGATTCGCTTTGGCCTGTATACGCAAAATTGCGATACCTTCACAGGCAATGTCAACATTCCAGCAAGTTTCGTGCTTTGGTTTTATTAGGAGATGATTTAATGTTAATTTACTATTTCGACGACGATAAGCATTTTACTTATTGCGATGAAATCGATGATAGCAATACTTTGCCTGAAAACGCGACTAAGTTAGCACCCGTTGACGAAAACGGCGCAGGGCTTTACGAGCCCATCACTTGGGATGGTGCTAAGTGGGTTGGTACATCTCAAAGCGATTGGCAAAAGGCTAATCAATCAGACAGTGATACAGACACTTATGTTTCAGCTCAAGCTAAGTTCAATGCTCAACTTACAGCCCAGCTTGCAACAACGCTTAAAACAGTTGCCACACAAGCAACAGCTGTTGCTACTCTAACAAAACAGTTAGCAAGCCAAAAGCTAGTTAATGCTAGTTTAACTAAGCAATTAGCAAGTTTATCTGCAAAATAATAGGGGGTATATGTATATGTTTTCATACGAATATTTTGACGAATATTACAATGATTTGCATCTTTTCACTAAAGACGATTTAGCTCTTTTTGTCGAAGTCGGCTGGCTTACGCAAGAACAAGCTAACAAAATTATGGGGATTGAGTCAACAACGACAGTGACAGCTACTGATGATACAGCGTCAAGTAGTACAGCAGCATCAGATAGCATGGCAAACTCAACAGCCACAGCTTAAATTTTAAAGTAGTGGTGGGAGGGTAGGATAAAAAAAGGAGTGATTAAATGTTGCATATAGAATACATTAAACATTTGTCAGCACTGATTGATAACCCTGTGTTCTTCGCGTTTTTCCTAGCGGTTCTAATCGACGTCATGACGGGGTTCGTCAAATCATTGGTCAACAAAAACACTACGAGTTCTAAAGGGTTATCAGGGCTTATCAAACACTCGACTCTGCTGTTGATTGCCAGCGTGCTATATCCGTTCTGCGATATCTACGGAGCAAGCGGCATGGCCGATATGCTTTTGATTTTCTACATCCTGTTTTATGCGATTTCCATCACGGAAAATTTAGGCCAGATGGGAATCCCGATTCCGACTTGGCTAAAAAAGTATATCTATAAGTTATCCGATGACTATCGAGGTGACGACGATGAAAAATAAAATCATGTTGGGCTTTGCCGTATGCGCAGGGCTTTTTTTATGCGGTCAAAACGTCTATGCAAGCAGGGCGCAGGGGACGGATTTATCACGGTATCAAGGGTATACGGCCGTTAAAGGTCAAGCCAGTGACGAGTTCGCCATTTCGCAAATCGGTGGCATCAACACCGGCGGTATCTACACGCAGGCCACGTATCATTCGCAAGTTGCCACGGGTATCGCGCAAGGCCTGCGTATGCACACGTACATTTGGTATCAAGTCGGCTCTGACAAGCAAGCGGCTAAGCAGTGCATGGACTATTTCTTGCCGCACGTGCAAACACCTAAGCGGTCAATCGTAGCGTTGGATTATGAAGATGGCGCTTCTTGTGATCAATCCGCAAATACAGACGCAATCCTGTACGGCATGAACAGAATCAAACAGGCCGGTTATACACCAGTCTATTATTCCTATAAACCTTATACGCTGGCACACGTTGACTACAAGCGGATTTTAGCCGAATTCCCCAATTCACTTTGGATTGCCGCATACAAGGACTACAATGTAACCACGGTCCCCGACTATCGCTACTTCCCAAGCATGGACGGCGTGGCTCAATGGCAATTCACTAGCATGTATAAAGCAGGTGGCTTAGATGGGAACGTTGACTTGCTGGGTATAACTCAAAATGGGTATCGCAATGGTGTAGCAACCAAGCCCGTAAGCAAGCCGTCAGCCGTCAAGCAGGGTATCAAGGCGGACAACACGCCTAAGACCGACATCAAGGCCGGCTACACGGTCAAGGTCAACTTCAGTGCTAGCAAGTGGGCAAGTGGGCAGTATATCCCGTCGTGGGTGCACGGCAAGGCCTATCGTGTGCAACAGGTATCGGGTAACCGAGTACTACTAGCCGGCATCATGAGTTGGATTAAACGTTCAGACGTGGAGATTCTGCAGACTGCAAAGCAGGCAAGCGGCGTCTACACTGTGCAGTCGGGCGATAGTTGGTGGTCAATCGCAAATCGATACGGTATGTCTATGTATGTGTTAGCTAGTCGCAACGGAAAGACCATCTACAGTATGCTGTACCCTGGAGACAGATTGATTATCAGCGGTCAGGCGTCACGTGTCTACACAGTTAAAACAGGTGACACGCTCAGTGCTATCGCTAACCGGTTGGGGCAGTCGGTATACAAATTAGCTCAAAACAACAATATTACTAACATTAATTTTATTTATGTTGGTCAAAAAATATCTTACTAG